CTTCGTTTCGGTAACGCAGCAGTTCAACACCACCAATTCCCTTGGCCGTCTCACGCTAAATGTCCTGCTATCCTTCGCCCAGTTCGAGCGGGAGATCATCTCCGAGCGTACACGCGACAAGATTTCGGCCGCAAGGCGTAAAGGCAAGTGGATCGGGGGGCGCCCCATGCTGGGTTACGACATCGATCTGCGCGGCAGTCGCCTGATCATCAACACCGACGAGGCGCACCAGGTACGGAATATCTTCAAACTCTACGTCGACCGGAACTCCCTGCTGTCGGTAGTCCGGGAGCTCAATCGCCGCGGCTGGCGTACGAAAGAGTGGGTCACGAGAAAAGGGGGGACCCACGGCGGCAAGCCATTCACAAAGGGTCGCCTCTTCCGCTTGCTGAGGAACCCAATCTACATCGGCAAGATCGACTTCAAGAAGCAGATGTATGACGGCGAACATGAGGCAATCGTGGAGGCCGGGATCTGGCAGTGCGTGCAACAGATTCTCCAGCGCAATGGCCGTAGCGGAGGCGTTGCAGTCCGCGACAGCTACGGGACTCTAATGAAGGAACTGCTCCGTTGTGGCTCCTGTGACGGCGAAATGATCCGCACTTATACGACGAAAGATTCACGTCGCTATCGCCATTACGTTTGCATGCAGGCGCAACAAGGCGGTTGTGTGAGCTGCGAAGGCAAGGCGGTCTCCGAGTCGGCTATCAAAGGGGCAGTGATCAAGCGGATTTGCAGGATCGGGTCCGATCCGAGCCTCGTGGCACGCGCAGCGGGCTACGCCGAGGAGCAAAGACGAAATAGTGTCGCAGATTTGATTCTGGAGCGCGACGCTGCGCAAAAGAAATTGGCTAGCCTGAGATACGAGCTATGCGGGTTGGGAGACTGCCGCGATCAGGTGACTGGCTGCGCGTCCGATCTCGCTAAACGGATGGCCCAGATGGAGGACAGACTGACGGAGATCCTTGAGGAAATCGGAACTCTCGAAAGCCAGATCGTGGATGGGGACGATTTTCGGGCTGTAGTCGCACAGTTCGGCCCGGTATGGGACTCACTCAGTTGCCGCGAGCAGGCGCACATCCTCCGCACGCTGGTCGAGCATATCATCTACAACGGAAAAACCAACAAGGTGACGTTGAGTTTTCGTTCGGCTGGTATTCGCGATATGTTCAGCGGCATCAGAGATCGTCAGGCTCCGGGTTGCCCTCGGACGGACGACCCGGGAGATTGAGCATGTTGGCAGCACCGCCGTTGCCGATCCTCTGGCGAACCGATGGTCGATCTTCAGCCGTCCGTGACAAAGGCGGCGTCGGCGCCGGCTTGGCGCAGATCTTCGCGGGGCTCAGTTACGAGTACCAGGCCAAGACGGGGTCACGGGCCGCTCCTATTTCCGAAGGCGGCGGCTACGGCTTCGGGTGAAGGTCCATACCGTTTCGACCGGAAGCTTCCTGGCGCAAGGTGGGTCGCCGCTCGGCGACGAGGTGGGGTTCGACGTGGGCGAACTCGAAATGCCGCGCCGTGAGGTAACCTAAATACATTCGCGGAGAACAAACTTGAAAACCGTCCGAGACGCTTGCGAACTCCAACCCAACGCGCTTTCGATCAAGCTCAGCGACCAGATCGAGCAACTCGACCAGTTGATCACCGCCGAGGGCGATGGGACTGAGTTCTTCGGGAAGACCCAAATCACCCATGGCATGCAGGACCTCATCAGTGAAGGCGTCGCACGCCTGGCCGGGGCATCAGCGCAAGCCGTCTTTCACTTGAAGCAGGCCATGGGCGGCGGCAAGACCCACCTGCTTGTCGGCTTCGGCCTTCTTGCCAAACACCCCGAGCTTCGCAAAGCCTATTGTGGGGGAACGCTCTACGCTTCAGCGTTTGGGAGCGCAAGAACCGCGGCGTTCAACGGACGCAACAACCCGGACCATTTCTTTTGGGGCGACATCGCAGGCCAACTCGGTAAGGGCGAGCAGTTCCGATCATTCTGGACCAGCGGACCAAAAGCGCCCGACGAAAAGGATTGGCTGAAGCTCTTCGATGGCGGCGAGCCCACCTTGATCCTGTTCGACGAGATGCCGCCATATTTTCACTATCTGGACACTCAGAAGGTTGGAAACGGCACCGTCGCCGATATCGCAACACGGGCTTTTGCGAACCTATTAACCGCTGCCGGCAAGAAGAGCAATGTTTGCGTAGTCGTTTCGGATCTTGCCGCGACATATGACACGGGCACCAGACTAATCAACCGTGCCTTGGAGGATGCCCGGCAGGAGTTGGGCCGCCAGGAGCGCAACATCACGCCGGTGGACCTCGCCTCCAATGAGATCTACGACATTCTCCGCAAACGGCTTTTCAAATCGCTTCCCGACACCGCCGAAAGGGCCGACATCGCCGCTTCCTACGGCAAGAAACTGGAAGAGGCCAGCAAATCCAAAGTGGCCAATCGTGGCGCCGAAGCCATCGCCGACGAGATCGCGGCCACCTATCCCTTCCATCCACGTCTCAAGAACGTGGTCGCGCTGTTCAAGGAAAATGAGCAGTTCAAGCAAACCCGCGGCTTGATCGAGTTGGTGTCCCGCCTGCTCCGCTCCGTTTGGGAGCGCAAATCCAACGACGTCTTCCTCATCGGCCCTCAGCATTTCGACCTCTCGATCCAAGAAGTCCGCGACAAGCTCACCGAAATCTCCGGCATGCGCGATGTCATCGCCAAGGACCTGTGGGACGGAAATGCCTCGGCTCACGCCCAAGTCGTGGATCTTAAGACCGGGCAAGAGGCCGCGACCCAGGTTGGTTCGCTGCTTCTTACCTCCAGCCTTTCCACTGCCGTGAACGCCGTCAAGGGGCTTACGCGGGAGGAGATGGTCGAGTGCCTGGTTTCGCCGCTGCGGGATGCCTCGGATTTCCTTTCGGCGTTCGAAGAGTTGGAGAAGGTGGCCTGGTACATTCACCACACCCCGGAAGGCCGCTACTACTTCGACCGCCAGGAGAACCTCACCAAGCTCTTGCAGAGTCTGGCGCATGATGCTCCGGAGAATCAGGTGGATGATCTCATTCGCCACCGTCTCGCAGCGATGTTCAAGCCCAGCCGCAAAGCCGCCTACGAAGAGGTACTCCCGCTGCCCCGGCTTGAGGACGTTGCCGACCGTGTCCGCAGAGGGCGAGTCCTTCTGATCGTCAGCCCCGATTCCAAGATCCCGCCCGAGGAGGTGCAGAAGTTCTTCGATGGTCTGAGCCAGAAGAACAACCTCTGCGTGCTCACGGGTGACAAGACCGCGATGGCCAGCGTAGAGAAAGCCGCCCGCCAGCTCTATGCCGCCCAGAAAGCCGACGGACGCATACCCAAGGGCCACCCCCAGCGCGACGACCTGGAGCACAAGCAACAGACTTACGAGCAAGACTTCAACGCCACGGTCCTTAACCTCTTTGATAAAGTTCTCTTCCCGATCCAGCGCGGCGGTAGGCCGGCACAACTTGCCAACAAGCCGCTGGACATGACCCGCGACTCCACCAAAGCGTTTGACGGAGAGAACCAGATCGAGAAGACTCTCACATCAAACCCCTTGAAGCTCTACCTCGATGTCGAAAGAGACTTCGACCCGATTCGCGATAAGGCACAGGACCTCCTTTGGCCCGAGAACCAGGACGACGCCCGTTGGGCCGACGTAGCCGACCGCTACTCTGAACAGCCTGGTATGCCATGGCTGCCTCCGAAAGGCCTTGAGACCCTCAAGGCGATCGCGTGCAACCGCGGACTTTGGGAGGATCTTGGCAACGGCTACGTCACCAGGAGGCCCAGGAAGAAGACAACCTCCGTTCAGGTGATCGTTGAGTCCGGGCCGGATGACGGCGGTCAGGTTCGGTTGCGGGTCAACCCGCAAAATGCCGGCCCGGCCCCTCGGATCTACTATGCCGAGGACATAACCGTCTCCGAAGCCAACCCGCAGATCAAAGACCAAATCCTCGTCACCAATGCCCTCCGGGTGAACTTTCTGGTGGTCGATCCATCCAGCCAGTACGAGACCGGTGATGTCGTGACATGGTCGAACAAGCTCGTTCTCCGCAACTTTCTGCGCGACGATAACGGAACCAGGGCCGTTGAGCTTCTGGTCGCCCCCCAGGGCAACATCCGCTACACGCTCAATGGCTCGGAGCCTCGGGAAGGTATCCCGTACGAAAAGCCTGTCGAGATCGGCGACGGCGACGTGATCCTGCGCGCCTTCGCCGAAGCATCCGGCCTTGAAGCCAAGGAGGACTTTCGCTACCCTGCTAAAGGCAAGAAGGGCATTCAGATTGACGACGTTAAACCCGGACGGATCATATCCCGCACGGGCCGAAAACTCGACTCGCGCGCCAAGACGTTCGATGGCCTGAAGCAAGCTACCGAAAAATCGGTGACCTTTGAGAATGTCGCCCTGACGGTCGGCAAGGATGCGCATGCCGTCCAGGTCATGGTTCACGAGATCAAGGTCGATGGGGCATTCATCGAAGCGATTCTCAAGCTGGTCCTGGAGAAGTTCGAGCCTGCGACGCCGGTCACGATGACCTTCCGCAAGGCTAATTTTCCATCCGGACACGACCTCAAGGAATTCGCGGCCAAGCTCGGTATCGAGCTCCAGACCGGAGATGTGGAGCAGTGAGTGAGCATGCGAAAACCGTGGACTTTGGCGCCCCGGTGGATTTTGGCGCCCATTTGTTTCGCATCGAAATCCCCGCTTCCAAGAATGAGGCCGTGCACATTATCGAGGACTACGGCTATCGCGGTCTCGAAGGCGGCATCCCAAAGGACGAGGAGCGGGCCATCCTACCTCGCTCGATCTGGTCGGGGATATCCGAGACCGCCCGCCGCGAATTCAATGACCGGCTAAGAGCCGCCAAGGTTTCGACCGGCCGTTGGCACGCCGGCACAAATCTGGTGGACCGGCTTCTTGGCAAAGAACTCTGTGTTCTTGCTTGGGCCGCCGAGACCGCTACCTCAGACCAGATCGCGGTGATCTGCAACAAATGGGCCGCGCTGCGCGCCGAAGAACGCTGGTGGCTTTTCTTGATGACCGTCGCGGAGGCGGGTCTTCCGGAGGACACTCAGCGCGGTTGGCGCCGCGCGCTGTTTTTTGCGCTGTCCGACGGCGAGAAACCACCCGCGAACCGGAAGCGCCGCCGCCCGGTGGAGAACGACATCACCAACTTGTCGTTGTTCGAGACCAATCCGTGAACAAACCCATAACCCCTTTTTCCCTGAAGGATGCACCCTCGCTTATCGAGCGACTGCTGCCCGTGCAGAAGCTCTCGGCCGAGGCATATAAGGAGCAGATGGCAGGCAGCGGAAAGACGCTGACTGCTCTGGGCAGTTACTGGAAAGGCCGTAAGCCGCTGATCCTTAATAAGGCCTGCATCGTTGGCTGTCTTCTGCCAGTCACTGACGATCCGGCGCGTGATCTGGAGATCTTCGAGAAGCTAATGGCTATGGACGACGAGTCCTTCGTCGTCCGCTGGAAGCGCCGTCCCAAGCCGAAGGAAATCCTTGCCACACTCTCCATCGCCGATATCGCCGACTACTTCGAGGTGGAGCCTGAGGGAGCCCTGCCGGTGTCCGCGCCGGTGGACTGGACGAAGCCCGAATACGACGAGGTGAAGGTCGTCTGGCGCGAGAACCTCACCGAAGTGGAGCGGCGCCGGATCGAAGCGCAAATGCTTCCCAGATCGCCATACCGCGAGCGTGTGGACCAGGCGCAACGCCCCGAAGAGGTGATGGACTCAGTCCACGACCACATATGGGACGCTGTCAATGCCCACTTGGGCACGAACGCCCGATCATTCCCGGCGCTGGTTGAACAGCTTGGCGTCATGCGTTACGGCCACCGGCCACGAGTTGGGGACACCTTCTGTGGCTCTGGCCAGATCCCCTTCGAGGCCGCGCGCCTCGGCTGTGACGTATATGCGTCGGACCTCAACCCCGTGGCATCCATGCTTACCTGGGGCGCATTCAACATCGTCGGCGGCTCCGAGGACGGTCTCAAGAAGTTGGCATGGGACCAGCAGCAACTGGTGCGCCGCGTGCGGGAGGCTATCGACCAGATGAAAATCGAGTCCGACGGCAACGGCTGGCGCGCCAAAGTGTTTCTATACTGTGTGGAAGTCCGATGCCCACAGAGCCGCTGGATGGTGCCGCTCTTGCCATCCCTGATCGTAAGCAAGGGTTACCATGTCATTGCCGAGCTTGTGCCCGACGCGAAGCATGAGCGATACGACATTGCCATTCGAACCGGCGGAACGGAAAAGCAACTGGTGGCGGCGACGAACGGTACAGTGCGTACCGACGGGCGCGGGCAGGACCCGTATTTGATACACACCGTCGATGGCACGGAGTATCGCACCAAGATCTCCACGCTACGCGGCGACTACCACAAGAACGACGGCACAAACGGAAACCGGCTGCGATTGTGGGAAATGCACGACTTCAAGCCCCAACCCGGCGACATCTTCCAGGAGCGCCTTTATTGCGTGCAGTGGATGCGCCCTAAGAAAAAGGGCAAGGGGCACCACTACGAGTTCCGCGCCGTGACCCCGGACGATCTGGATCGCGAGCACATCATTGAGGAGTTCATGGTCCAGCATATCAACGACTGGCAGGCCAAGGGCTGGGTGCCGGACATGCGCATCGAGTTGGGATCTGAGACGACGCGACTATTTCGAGAGCGAGGCTGGACGCACTGGCACCACCTCTGGAATGCAAGGCACTTACTGTCACTAGGTTTGATGCTTTTCACCAGTTTGGTCGATTTTTCGAGCAAGCTGAGCCGGTGGGAAACGACAGGTACCCGGATTTCAAAAGACGGTTCTGGAAAGCAGGTTGGTGGAGCAAGCAACAACACAAAGAACGTCTTTTACAACCAAGCGCTAAATACTCTCTATAACTATGGGTGCCGGTCGAGCGCAGACCTGTTTGCAGTTCTCAATAAACCAGTCAAGCAGTTCCCCATTGTGAGCAGCGCAACGGTTTGCTCTACCGCGGCCTCCCGCCTCTCGGTGGGAAACG